GTGGCAGGGCTTGGTAGGGCAGGCAACGCAGGGCGGGTTTAGGCGGGGTGGGGTTGGGCGCGGCAGGTGTGGCGCGTCTAGGCATGGCGCGGCCCGTTAGGGTCTGGCGGGGCAGGCGAGGCGGGGTAAGTCTTGGCAAGGCGCGGCAAGTCGGGGCAGGCATGGCTTGGTAAGTCTGGGTAAGGCAGGGCCTGGCAAGGCAGGCGGGGCGAGGCAGGGTTGTGCGCGGCTAGGCTGGGTCGGGCTCGGCGTGGCAGGCGAGGTGCGGCGGGGCATAGCAAGTCCGGGCAAGTTTAGGCGAGGCAAGGCAGGCATGGCGGCGTAACGCGAGGCAGGGTCAGGCGGGTTACGGCAGGGCAGGCAGCGACGGAATAGGCGTTGACACACCCGGAGGCGGCTGAATAACCCCAGCCGGCGGGGTTGACGCGCCTCTGAAACACGCCTAGAATGCCACTATTCCGCACATGAGGCGTTCATGGCCGAGCCGCAGGTTGCTTTTCAGATCCGCCTTCCGGTGCCGCAGCGCGATAAGCTGCGGACCATCGCCGACATCGAAGGCACCTCCATCAACGATATCATTCGACGCCTGGTGGCGGCAACTCCTGCGCCGGTCAAGCAGCCGGTTGAGGAGGATTGAGCCATGTCCACAACCACCCTCATGCCAGTCGTGATCTTAGACTGGAAGCCCCTGAACCGCAACACGCTGCGGGGGTTTGCCAAAATCCGCCTGGGCGCGCTGATTATCAACGACGTTGCTGTTCACCGATACGACGCCGACAAAGCCTGGGCGTCTATGCCAGCCAAGCCGATCGTTCGATCTGACCAGACGGTCAAGGTCAATGATCAGGGCAAGGTTCAATACGTTCCCATGATAGAATGGGAGAATAAAGCGGCGTCGGATCGGTTCTCGGCTAGCGTTATCGATGCGCTGGAGCGGACGCACCCAGACGCGACCAGGTAGTTATGTCCCCGCTGGACCGCGCGATAGCGGTCACGTTCTTTCGGGATTTTGGTGCGTCGAGGAAGACTGAGGAGGAGTTATCCCTTCAGCAGCTCGCGCCGCGCATTCTGGCGTCGAACGCGCCGGTCAAAAAGCAACTCCCATGGTTGAAACTGGCACGCTTCGGGAACGTGCGGACTGAGAAGAATTCCCTTCGGCACAATCCTAATGTGCTCGCGATCTCAGGCATCGAGGCGGACTACGACACTGAAATCATGTCTGTTGACGAGGCATGTGCGGTTCTGGCGAACGCGCGCCTTGCCGCCATGGTATACACCAGCCCAAGCCACACCGAGGATGCACCACGCTGGCGGGTGCTGTGTCCATTTTCAGCGGAATACCCTCCTGCCGACCGTGTCCGGTTTCTATCGCGCCTCAATGGTGTGTTCCAGGGCGCGCTGGCACGAGAGTCGTTCGTGCTTTCGCAATCGTATTATTTTGGAAGTGAAAACGGTAATCCAAGCCATCGCGTCGAACTGGTGGATGGCGATTATCTGGATCTGCGGCCGGATCTTGATGAAAACGCTATAGGCGTGCCGGTTTCGGAGGCCGAGTACGAGCCAATAGCCTACACGCCTGGAGAGGGTGCCGATCGATACGTCGATGGGGTAATCCGCAACGTGCTAGGCAAGGTTGCCAGTGCTGGGGAAGGGCAGAAGCACTACACCATTCGCAACCAAGCCATGATTCTCGGTGGCTACATGCACATCGGGAACTACGGCGTCGAGGAAGCTGCCAGCTGGCTGGTGAGCGCTCTGCCGGCATCTGTCAGAGATCCAAAGGCGGCACACAAAACAGCGCTGTGGGGCATCGAGCGCGGCGCTATGAAGCCGCTGAATGTGCCGGAACGGAAGTCCTACACCAACGGCCACGCCAACGGTCATGCGCCCACGCCAGAGCCCCCGTCGGCAGGCGACAACAATCCCCCACCAGACAACGTCGTCCAGCTCAAGCCAAAGAAGCAGCCGAAACCCAGGCCGGCGCGCCCCGACGACTGGCGCAAAGACTGGCACGTCAGTGACGAGGGAACAGCACTCCCTTCCCTGTTTAATGCCATGGTCGCCATGCGTCAGCACCCCGCACTGGCAGGCGTGACACGGTTCGACGAGATGGAGCGATCGGAAATTATCGCCGAGCAGATCCCTGGCACGCCATTTGACCCGACAATTCCCCGAATAATCCGCGACTGCGATGTGATCGCTATTCAGGAAGAGCTTCAGCAGATCGGATTACGGCGAATCGCCAAGGCGACGGTGCAGGATGCGGTCCATCTGCGCGCCAATCAGATGAGCTTCCACCCGGTCAAGGACTATTTAAACGGACTTGTGTGGGATAAAAAGTCCAGACTTGACAGTTGGTTGTCGTATTATCTTGGCGCCGAACCGCAGGATGGAGAGAATAAGGAAAAGGCTCTAAAATATATATTTGAAGTTGGGCGATTATTCCTGATTGGCCTCGTTGCCCGCGTTCTTCGGCCGGGGTGCAAGGCCGATTACATGCTGATCCTTGAGGGTCCGCAAGGCGCACTGAAATCCAGCGCATGCCGTGTCCTCGCCGGCGAATGGTTTAGCGACAATCTGCCCGACCTTTCCCGAGGGGATGCGGTGCGGCTCTCGATGCACCTTCGGGGCAAGTGGCTGATCGAGATCGCCGAAATGTCGAGCTTCAACGCCGCCGAAGCCCATACATTGAAAGAATTTCTAACGCAGACCGAGGAGCGATACACGCCCAAGTTTGGGCGCAATGAGGTCAAAGAAGCGCGGCAGTGCCTGTTTGTGGGCACCACGAACGAACAAGTGTACCTGCGGGACGCTACCGGTGCCCGGCGGTTTTGGCCTGTGCGGGTCGGGACCATCAATCTCACGGACTTGCAAAAAGACCGCGACCAGCTTTTGGCTGAGGCCGTCTCGCTCTTCAACGCCGGACAGCCGTGGTGGCCAGAACAGGAGTTCGAGAAGGCTACCATAAGCCCGGAACAAGAGCAGCGGTTCGAGCACGATCCATGGGAAGGGCCTATTCAGGATTGGATAGCTGAACACGCGATCGAATCTTGTAATATGACTTCAATCCTACGACACGCGATTGGCCTCGGCGTCGAGAAACATGGAACACGGGACATACGCCGGGTGACGGCGATCATGCGGCGCCTCAAATGGACGCGCAACATGAACAAGCATGGCCGTCCATACGAAAAACCGCAAAAAATCTAACACATTGTAATGTCTACAAATCCTGCCTAGCCGGGCGGAAATCTGTGTTCCAGTGTTCGTTGCATGTTCCATTATATTTTTCGTCGAGCACGAATAACTATATGTTATACCTTATATATGTTCCATGTTTCACTGTGTTCCATATTTATGAAGAGGTATGGATATAGGTGCAAATATATAGTTCGACATAGCATAGATACGTATACGATATATTGCATAAAGGCAAACGCAGGCTCTATAGGGAAAATGCGACACAGTGGAACATGAAGCATGGAATTGTTTCCTATATTCGGGTAACGTTTCCGTGACACGGAACTGGCAAACGCACGGGCGTTGCTTTCGTAGGGGATGCCCGCTACAAATCCCCATGCTCGATCCCAACGCGCTGTCCTATTGGCTCCCGCTCCTTGAAGCGGCGGATTTGCCAATGCCAAAGACGGTCATTTTGACCATGCCGGAAGATGCCCAAAGGGACGTATGGGAATTGCTGGAGGGCGCTCCTGGGAACGGTGTAGCGATCAAGGCGTTCGCCGAAGATGTCGCGAATGCGGTCTACGCATTTGGATATCCGGCGTTTCTCCGCACCGATCACACTAGCGGCAAACATGGCTGGGAACGGACCTGCTTTTTACAGCGGCGCGAAGATGCTGCCAGCCACATCGCCGCCATTGCCGAATATTCGGAACTGGCCGGCATGCTAGGCTTGCCGTGGGATACCTGGGCCGTCCGTGAGTTGCTCCCGACAATCCCAGTCGGCATGTGCACGGGCTATGGCAACATGCCGATTTGTCGGGAGTTTCGGTTCTTCGTCGAGGACGGTGCGGTCAAATGCTGGCATCCCTATTGGCCGCTGGACTCGCTGGAGGAAGGCGGCGCGGAGGGCGTGGACTACGACGCATTGTGCAAGCTGCCGGATGACGTGAACCTGCACGATCTGGCCATCCGTGCCAGCAATGCCGTGCCCGGCGCATGGTCCGTGGACATACTCGAAACCAAGCGAGGATGGTTCATCACGGATATGGCGGAGGCGGGAAAGTCCTATCATTGGCCATCGTGCGAACGTCTCTTGTCGGCTAAATGCTAACCCGCTACACACCTCCACCTCCGTTGTCCCTCCCTTCGGCGGAGGTCCCGCTTGCCAAGCACCACTGGAACGGATACAAGCCCCTCAGCCGGTCGGCGGGTGCCTGTATGGCGGGACGCTGCCATTTCCTCCCCGACGACCGGAGCCTACTTGCAGCGACACGGTGAATCTCCAGGCCGTGCCCGTCCGTCAGGATCGTGGATCAGGGGGAGCGATGGAGTCCCCCCGTTGCTTACCCCCAATTAGCCAGGAGGGAGGGGAATGGTGTTCTTCGCTCATTCAGGCCGTAGGCGTTTCCCGGCCTTCAGCGGCCCGCACAGCGGCTTCGTAGCCGATCGCGTCCCTCGGGTCGCGGCCGTCTGCCACGTCCTCCAGGAACGCTCTGAGCGCCGGATCTAGGCGCATGGCTTGCGCGACGCCCCGGAGTGGGCTGGCGTAGACTAGGTCCAGCCAAAGTAGCCGGTGTGCGCGCAATGCCGCTTCCGGGTGCGGGCGCGGATGCAGCGCCAGCAGACCCCGGCAGGTCTCGCTGATCTGCTGCTGGACGGACATCTCCTGCCAACTAGGCCGTTCCCGCCCCTCAGAAGCCGCCACAGCCGCCTCGGCGATTTCGGGCGGCGCAACATCGCATCCCGCCGCCACGGCCTCCAGGAGCGCGCGGAGGGGCGGCGATGAACGCATGGTTTCCGCGTGCTTTGAAGGTATGCCGCACGGCGCGTGAGCTAGAGCATAGGCCGCTGTGCTCCTCCAGCTTCGCGGTTTTTTGGTCATCTCCCGCACAATCCGGGTGATCTTAGCCGCATCTTTCGTGTCGTTCATGAAAGTTACCCTTGCTAACATTTTCGGGGAAATCAGTCGTCGATCGGGACGGCGAGAACGCGCCACCGCATACCGGGCGGCGGGTCATCGGATTCGGATAGGTGACGAGCTGAGATATTGTAAATCGCCGTCACCAGCGCACGCGCGCGACGTTCAAGCGTCCGTGCATCCGCCTCGATTGCTTTGGCTTCTGTTAGGATGTCGTAGAGGGTGGGCATTCTGGTATCGCTCCTTTCGGGATAGTCGCAAGCGCACGCAGGGTAAGCCGCGCAATCCGACATTTTGCCGCCGTGCTCTGCCGGGCATGTTCCGGGTGTTGGCATCTCACTCTCCTAATTATGCGCGCCGTCCGGCGGGATCGGGTGGAAGGTGGCGGCGCGGAGGTGGCTTTCGACAAATTCAAGCATGTAAGATAACCCCTCTAGTGCCACTTTGTCTCTTTCAACGCTGGTCGAGTCTTCTCTGTCGTACAGAGCTGCTATTTTATTTCTACACCATTCCACCAGCTCATCCCGAAACTGCTCTGGTGTCAGTGCGTTGCTGGTCCATGGTTCCATATCAACCAATCCTCGCCGTTATCATTGCTGTACGTAAGCAGATCAGAACGCTCCGAATGCGTCGAACATCCTGCTCAGTCACGGTGTCGGGCATCAGATCGAAATGTTCTTCGGACCAAGTGGTGAGTTTCGCCAGAGCATCATCTACTCTGGATTTCACAGCTAACAGCGCATCAACCGCTGCGTCGTTGCATTCGGCCTCGTCGTTCATGTATTCGGCATCGTCAGCCATGTTTTTTGCTCCCGTATGCGGTTAGCAGCCTCGCGCGCCATGCGACGCACGTCTTCCTCGGTAGACCAATCCGCGATCATCGCCAGTGCCGCGACGACATCCACCAGGCACTGCCGGTCGCGGCGTCGTCGGTCGCGGGCGCGCTCCGCTGCGGTGAGGGGATGCGCGCCTCGGGGTTTAGGGGGCATTTCAGTTACATCGAAGCAATCTGCGCGATCTTGTATCGGTTGTAAGTGTGGTTGCGCTTGATCTGGGTTTTGTCCTGCTTGCCGGTTCCGCGACACGAGAAGCATTGACCGGTATGGACTGACTTGCCGTTCACGGTGCCGCCCCAGCTGTAGGTTCCGGTGCCACGGCATTTCGGGCAGGTGCCAGGTGTTTCGGCGGGGTAAGCTAGGTCATACATTTCCGTATCCCTTTCTCTGCGTCTGGAAAGACCTTACCACGTTCCGTGCGTCACGCAACGTCGTTCCGTGCGTCACGAAACACGAAAGCGTTACTCCTTACCCCATTTCGCTTCAACAATAGCCTGTGCTGCGCACGCGCGGCTGATCGGGTCTGTGCTTCGCTCCGCAATCGCGCGCAACGCGGCTATCAGGTTGTTTACGCGCTGCTTTTCGCGTTCTCGAAAGCGGTGCGATCGTGCGGTGTTCTTGTTAGGGCGCGGCGCGGTCATGTGCGGATGCTCTTACGGGAAGCGGTCGAAATATGGCTTTGTCGCCCATACCCAAATGCGGCCGGTTTCGTCATAGATGTAACCGGCATCTCCTGAGCGCCATACTATGTGTGATTGGTCTTCCGGTTCTTCGTCGGTAAGTGTGCATCCTGATACAGTTTCGTAAACCATCGTCGGCACTTGGATTTTGTGCATCTCGATATTGACGGCGTGTTCGATGTTGTCTCCGTCCGGGCATGTCGCCAGTAGGAGATCTGGCAGTAGGGCTAGGGTGTAGGTAGTCATTTTCTGTTCGCTCCTAGTCCTGATACCCATGCGGATACATGGTCGATGAATGATCTCGGCAGCTTTCGCATGGTTCAATATGAGCCGGCGACCATTTGCCTGTTATCGGTCGAGCGATGCGCTTCGGCGTTTTGTCACTCGACCAGCGCGGTTCGTAAATGTAGAACCGATCCGTTGTTCGTAGCAGCGTTCCGCGTGTTAGGCATGGACCGGCGGCACTGAACTCGCGGACGATTTTGGTTTCTGACATATCTCGTTCCCCTTCGTTATCCTGGTCTGATCCAGGCCACGCCCGGCCGGAGCCGGGTCTGGTCATGATCAAGCCGCTTCGATCGCTTTGACTTCCTCGACACGCGGAAAGGTGCCTTTGATCATGCGCGCGTTGGAACCTCGCATGGACACTTCTAAATCCCAGCGGGCCGCTAGCTTGCCGTTTCTCCGTACCTCGAGTGCCAAAACATCGCCGTAAATGCCTAGCTCGAGCAGCCAAGGGGATGAATGATCGTCGGCGCCGAACCGGAAGCTGATTTCATCGCCAGCCCGCAGCGTGGCCAGGACGCTGCCCAGCGGCGTGACCGAGTTGGGATATTGCCACAGCAGCGTGAAAGCCGAAGCACGGGACGTGTCCACATTCCAGCGGTGCTCAAAGATAGGCTCCACGGCGATGTGATAGTAAACCTCGCGCTCCTGAAATGGTTTGTCATCCTGGCGCTTGATTTCCTTGATGCAGTAGACCGCTGGCTTTGGATCCCGCCGCACAACAATGCGATCGCACTGCCGGAAAGCGTTCACGTCCATTTTTGTCAGTGTGTACCATTCGGTCATTGTCGCGTTCCCTTCGTTCGTGTTGTTACAACGTCCCCAGATCAAACCCGTCCTCGTCGCGAACCATAACCACAAACCCGCGTTCCCAGAGATCGACGGTGTAAGTCCATTCGTCTCCGGGGTAGGTATTGGCATCCGCGATCCGCTGCGCTGCCTCGGCAGTGCGGTAGAAGGTGATTGATTGGGTGGTGATTGTGCCTTGCATTTCCGTATCTCCCTTTAGCTAATGAGTGTGTAAGTCGTCCGATAGTAGCGGCATTGCCCTTGACCGCTGACATAGCCGTTGCCCAGGTGGAGGACTTCGTTCTTGGCGTCAGTTTTGATCAGATCGGTGCAACCTTGGAGTGCTTTCGCCATACGAACCGGAATGGTGCCAGAGAATCCAAAGCGCTCTATCTGGTAGGTTCCCGGTTGGCATTCGGCTGTTTCAGCCTCGTTCGGGGTAACGATCATCATTTCAGTTTGCAGGTGCCTAGCTTTGGAGCGGAGCCAGTTGAGTTCGTTTGCCATTTCCGTATCTCCCTCTCGATTGGCAAAATCTACCAGCACACCGTTCGCAACGCAATCCCCTATGTTCGCAACGGTGGTAACATAAACGTGAGGTTGCGGGGCGGGGAAAGTGTGCCATTTTGCGAGGGCATTGGATTTGTGGGATGAAAAAGCGCGCGCCGAAGACACAGGAACGCATACTGGATGAGTTAGAGGTTCCTGAGAGGTTTCGGGAAGTCGTGCCTGTTCCTGAAGTCAAGCGCGGCAAAAGTCACATTGAGACGATGGATAATCTCGGGATTGATGGTCTATGCCTGCTGATCAAAGCCGGCAAAGCCGTCTGGAAAATATCCGAGGAAATCAGCGTTCCGGCTGGGACAATTTACGATTGGCTGGGCAAAGATCCCGAACGTTCCGCGCGCGCGCGGCAAGCTAGAACGGAAACTGCCGAAATCTGGGACGAACTGGCAGAAAAGACGCTGATAGAGGCGGGTGCTGACCTTGACTTCCAGAAAGCCCGCGAATTGGCGCATCATTACCGCTGGCGAGCGTCGAAGATCGCGCCGCAGTATTATGGTGACAAGAAAGAGGTTAACGTGAGTGGGCAGGTTACGTTTACCTCGCTGATTGCCGACAGCTTTAAGTCAGACGGGTGAGTGCCGAAGCTCTCCGCGCCTGGCGTGCGTCGCCGACAAGGATGGTGCGAGACCTGTTCAAAGTTACGCCGGACGCATGGCAAGAAGAGGTTTTGGAATCTTTCCCGCATAATCAAAGACTTGCAATGCTTGCTTCAAAAGGACCGGGAAAAACTTGTGTACTGGCTTGGTTATGTTGGAATTTTCTGTTAACGCGACCAGACCCAAAAATAGCGGCGACTTCGATCAGTTCTGACAATTTGGCTGATGGGCTCTGGACCGAGATGGCTTTTTGGCAATCCAAATCATCCCTCCTGCAAGCCCTATTCACATGGACGAAAACCCGCATCGAGCTGAAAGAGCGGCCACAAACTCACTGGATGGCCGCTCGCGCCTGGTCGAAGACAGCAGATCAACAGGCGATTGCACAAACACTGGCAGGCTTGCACGCTGACTACATCCTGTTCGTGCTCGACGAAAGCGGCGGCATTCCTGATGCCGTGATGGCGACGGCCGAGGCTGCGCTGTCGTCCTGCGTTGAGGGGCATATCGTCCAGGCCGGCAATCCGACGCACCGCACTGGTCCATTATATAGAGCAGCGACATCCGAGCGGCGCTTGTGGCGCGTGTTCGAGGTCAACGGCGATCCGGACAATCCAAAGCGTTCGCCGCGGGTGTCGATCACCTGGGCGCGTGAGCAGATCGAGAAATACGGCCGCGACAACGCTTATGTTCTGGTCAACGTGTTCGGTCAGTTCCCGCCGTCGAGCATGAACACGCTGATCGGGCCGGACGAGGTGCGAGAGGCAACGCTGCGCAGGTATCACGAAGCTGACTTCGCGCATGCGGCCCGCGTTCTCGGGGTTGATGTGGCGCGGTTCGGCGGCGATGCCAGTGTGATCTTCCCACGGCAGGGCATCTTTGCGCGCGATCCGCTGACATATCGCGAGGTCGATGGGACGCAGGGCGCAGGGTTGGTGGCGCGCTACATGGACGATTGGGACGTTGATGCGGTTTTCATCGACGACACGGGCGGTTATGGCGCGTCGTGGATTGACAATTTGTTGCGTCTCGGCCGCTCTCCGATCGGCATCGGGTTCGCCAGCAAGGCCGCAGATCCGCGTTACGCCAACAAACGAGCGGAGATGGCATTTGATTGCGTCGAGTGGGTCAAGCGCGGTGGCCGGTTGCCTGACATCCCCGAGCTGCACAAAGCGATGACCGAGACGACATACACGTTTCAGGGCGATCGGCTCTTGATCGAGCCGAAGGAAGTGTTAAAACAACGCTTGGGTTTTTCGCCTGACCATTTTGATAGCTTAATGTTAACGTTCGCACAACCGGTAGCAAGGAAGCCGATGGGCATGCATGTGGCGTCTAAGCGCGGCCTCGAATCCGACTACGCGCCAATGCAGCAGGCATGGAACGTGAACAAGGGCGCGGCCGAGGACGCGCGGCGATCGTGGGTGCCGGGACAGAGGGGGTGGAGATAGTGGACACACGCCACGCTGGAACGGATGCAAATCTAGGCACTCTTGCGCGTCTTCAATGCGTCGAGGCTATGTTGTTAGCCATTGTGCGCGCACTGGAAGCGAAAGCTGGCGAGTTCATACCAAAGGACATTGACTGGCAATCCGCTGGCACCACGCGCGCTGCATTCGATGCCTGGTGGTCCGATCACAAAGCGCGCGACAAAGCCAAGCGCGAAGAGCTGGTCCAGACCGCGCGTAACAAGGTATCGGCCGAGGAATTGCAAGCGTTGGTTAAGTGGGCGCAGGATCGGCGATGAATGTGCCGCCGCATGCCAATCCCCCGACCGCTGTTGCTGGCGATCGTCGCTGCGGGGTTTATGGCGTGTGCGGTGGTGATCGAGGGGGTTTGGGTGGCGCTTTGGATGGTGGGATTGGTGGGATGAACCGGCAGCCGGTAGAGACTGTCTAATGGTCCGAGTGAAGGGGTAGGCAATGACGCGCGTTGTGCAACCAACAAAAGAGCAGGAAGCCGAATGGCGAGAGTGGGTTGAAAGTCGGCCGCCCGTCGTCCGCGCTGTGGCAGAGAAGCTTGATCCATGGACGTTATATCGGCTCAATTGCAAGCATCGCGTGTCGATTGTGTCGATATTTGAAGATGGCACGGTGAAGGTTAACATATCCGGCCGATGGAATGCGATAATCGCAGAACGGCAAGTGTTCGGCATTGATCCGAACGATCTGGAGCCGTGTGATCCGCCCGGCCCCGATGAACCTGTTGGGGCGTTAATGGATCTGGAGGACGCTGTAAGGTTGATTAGATGACAGACGAGGAGCACGCCGCATGGTTCGCCGCACTGCCTGATGAGGAGCGAGCGGCAGAGTTGTGGCTGATTTTTTCGTTTGCATCTAATGATACGGCTGGAGGGATAGATGACAAATTCAGAGATAGAAAAAATGCTCAGTAGCGTTGGTTTGCATGTTAAAATACCCGATGCCGACGCTCTAAACCTACTCCGTGCCAAGGTGGCGGAGTTACAGGCGGAGAACGCGGTGCTCAGAAGGCAGACGGTGCGTGTTCCGATGTTGAGCGCGGCGCAGATGGATTGGGCGGATAACCGGAAGCCTCTGACGGCGACGATGCTTCCCGGTCGAGTTGAATGGGTTCCTGACGGTCAGCCGGTTGCGAATAACGCTAGTCCGCGTACAATTCGCGTGAAGATGGACCCAAAAGACATTGTAGATAGGAACATTCTTGTATCGTCAAAAGAGCGTATGGACGAAGCCAATCCAATCGCCGACCGTCTAACCGATGTAATCAAAGATCTGACAAACCATCGCGTCGATCCGGCCGGCCGCAAAGCCCTTGGCGACGCACTCGACATAGCGAACAAGGGTCCGAAGCCCGCGCCGCGGTTCGTGACAACGGACGGCGCGCGGGGTATACGGATGCCACACAGTTTGGGGGGTTGACACCTTTCATGTCCCGGACGCGCACGGGAACGACGGCCCAGCTCCCTACTTTCACGCCCCCCACTTCGTCTATCATGGCGCGTAAGATGGGCAAAGACGGTCAACCGGTAACTGAAAAACGTCTAAGCTAGGCAACGCGCTTTTGGAGGATGGCATGAATGAGGATAGACTAGAGGCTCTTGAACGTCGCGTCACGGAACTCGAACGCGCCCTTCCCGGTCTCCGCGAGGTCCACTACATGCCGGCGGATGGGGGACGAATGCAGCCGGTGTATCGCGGCGGGCCGGCGGAGCGGGTGGATACGGCGCCGGCTGCGAAGGAGTCCGCGTAATGGGCTTCCTCGCCCCCAAAACCCCATCGGTTCCCGCGGTCCCCCCGACACCGCCAGCGGCGTTGCCCGCTACACTGGCAAATTCCGCGGTGTCGCAAGCCGGCGTCGATCAACGGACCAAAGCTGCCGCTGCGGCTGGCGCGGGGTTCGATGGGACGCTGACGAACCAGGGCGGGGCGGCTGGGTTGAACAATCCATCTTCGGCGACTAGGTCTCTCTTGGGTTGATCTCCGCTCGCACCCGCATAAGCCGCATCCGAATGAAAAATGGCGGCGCTGATGTGCATGTCGTTCGATCTAAAGACGCAAACGAAGTTCTGAACCAGATCCGGCAATGGCATGCTGACGTGAATAAATATGAGCCGCCAAGCGCGTTCGTCGCCGTGGCTTTCTGGCCTGGTGATGCGGGTCATGAAGGGCAAAGGCATTACCTGGTCGGGTGGCATACCAAGGATGCGGCGTTGCCATTGCCGGCGTTGATGCAACTGGCAGCGGCTCAGGTTGTCCAGGAAGGACATACGATCGCGGCGCGAGATAGGGTAATGCGTGAACTCGGGTATGTTCCGGATGAAAGCGCGTGATCTCCGCCACCTCCGCCACCACGATCGGCTACGCCTATGTCGCGCAACTGGCACCACCGATGCCGATGAAATTCTACGGCTCCGTTATCATCCGGTATCAGGCGGGGAAGGTCATTCTGGTCGAGGTCACGGAGCAGATTAGGCCGGTATGAACCCGCCCCGCAACCTATGGGTCGGCGTCGTGGTTGCCTCCGTGTATCTGGTTGCGGTGTTGGGGTTTATCGTCGCGGTTTGGAAGTGGGGTTAGATGCCGCTAATAGCCGGCCACACATTCGAGAAAGGCGTCTGCGCTTGCGGCCGCCGATGGATGGACATTCGCAACACGACTGAGGGCGACATCGGGCAGACTGGCATAGCGCATGTTGGTGGTCTCAATAGGCACGAGTATTTGTCAATCCAGGACGCGAAACACGCGGAGGATCGGGCGATTGCCAGTGCGTGCGGGTGGGAGAAAGAGACGAGCGGAGATCAGCAGGAAATGGTCGTGTTTTGTCGGGAGTTGCCGCCGATGCATGAGGGGGCGAAATATAGCATTGCGTTTGATGCTGATGAACCGCCCAATGCCTGGAGTGTGACGTTGTGGGGATGGAAGAACCGCTAGCTCGTCACCTCGACGTGTCCAGCTAGACCGATGCGGGTTGCATTCTGGAAGTCCGCCGTTGCACCGTTACTGGACACTAGATACATTCCGCCTCGTCCATCCGATCGTAGCGCTGCCATGGCTTGCGTTGTGGTCACAAACCCTTGGCCGACGAGATCCAGCATAGCGCCAGGATGGCCGGCAAAGTCGCGCAGAACCAAGCCTTGGTTGTACCCCTCGTCGAACACGGTGAGTTTCGAGACCTGATCGGTAACGGTCGTGTCGTAGGCATTCCCCGCCAGAACAATGGTCTCGGTTGTCGCCATCGCGGTTGGCACTGACATGGCGTCGATGTTGATGCCTGACGTGTTCCATAGATCAACGATGCCGTTCTGCATCAGGAACTGGATGTTCTCGCCGCCTTGATATTGCAGGATTTCGCACACTTTCAATGGCGTAAACGTAATCTCCCGGTCGGATATGTTCCACGCTGCTTGCTGAGCGACTGTCACGTCATAGAACCCGCGGCCGGTCGGATTGGCGGCGAGCATGTGTTGCAGCGCCAGTCGCGCGGCCGGGTTCATCGGGTTGTTGGCGAGCACGAAGCGCAGTTGCGCGTAGGTCATTTCCTCGGGTGCCAGGCCGCTGGTGGTGGTTGTGTCCATGGGTCTCTCCTGTTTCGAGGTAGGTTGCGATTTGGGGGTTGCGGCGCAAGGGACGTGGTATTAAATTCTAGGTGAGTGGCGGAGGGGTGACATGGGCGCTGGCAGTATATGGATGGTCATGAGGCAGCGCGGCGAGTTGAACGTGTTGCCGCCGCCTCGGAATTGCGAGGATTGTCGGTGGTCGCGAGATTACCGAGACCGGCGGCACTGCAACGCGCTCGCAGCGATAAGAGCGTGGCCGAATCCGACCAACACAGGGCCGGAAGTGTTTTTGTGCGGGGCTCAGCGTGCGCCGGGGTGGCTGTTGGCTCGATATCTCGGTCTGTGCGGTAAGGGCGGGCGGTGGTTTGAGGGGAAGGAATGACCCCCCGCCAATCCCGCATGGCCCGCGCCGCTCTCGGCTGGTCGCGCATCGTTGCCGCCGCAAAGATGGGTATCGCGCACAATACGCTCGTTAACTTCGAGACCGGCCGGTATGCCGGGGAACCGGAAACGCGGGCGGCCATTCAGCGTGTGTATGAAGAGGCGGGGATTATGCTGACGGATCGGGGGATTGAGGTAGTGGATACGAGTTTGGCGCAATGACACCCCCAGAACGCCGCATGATCCTGATCGCGTCCGTAGCCTTCGCGGTGGCGGCGCTGTGTGTGGCGCTGGAGCACTGGCATTGAACAATAATGGAGACTAAACATGAAGTCGATATGGGTTTGAGAATGCCTAGTATGTGGGAAGCCGCGAACGGATGGATCGGGCCAGACAATGTTCCGCCAGGATGGACGGTCGAGCAAGCTACGGCGTTTGCTAATAGGCCGCGTGGGAGATCTGTGCCCCCAAAGACCGGCATCTCAGATGCATGAAGACGAAGCAAATAGGCGGTTTTGCACAAACTGCAAATGGTCTCGCGTAGTGCAAGAAACGCTAGTTTGTGATTCGCCTATAGCGCGAAAAGCTAGCGCTAGGCCATCGGATGGGCGAACGTGGTTCCCAACGTGCGATGAACACAGGTTAGATCGACTTTCGGATCTCGGGCAATGTGGGAGTCAAGGCCGGTGGTTTGAGCTGAAAGCCGGACCGCCTCCAACACCGAGGGTGGAACTTGTGAGGCGATTGGGTAGGTTCTACGATCCCTAACCCTAAGCCGTTCCTTGCTTTCCCGCCCCGAACAGCCTAAACCTTACCCCGTGTAACGGTATAGGGCCAGCCTAGCCTGCACTGCCTCTCACGGGGCGGCGCGGGCTTTTTGGCGTTTGGAGCGGCATGTCAGGGACCACGGACGCACCCACGCAAGCGGCTCCCAAGCGCCAGGCACCGCGCGAACGCAAACCGCTGGCCTATGAGGGTGCCGGTCCAGAACGCCTGTCACGCACACCGGGAATAGCTAAAAAGCGGCAACCGGGGCCGACGTATTGGCCGACGATCAAGAGCCATTGCGAGGCGCGTCTCAATTATATGCGGTCAGTGCGCCAGTCATGGATGGAGCATTATGCGCTGCTGGAGAGTTACATCCTGCCGAGGCGCGGGATTTTTATCAATTCGGCGCAACCCACGGCGAACCTTCTAATCAAAGGGTTACCCATAAACCAAAATATACTTGATCCTACAGGCACTTATGCCATGCGGCGGTGTGCGGCCGGCATCATGTCGAATGAAATGTCGCCGTCTCGTCAGTGGTTCAAACTAAAACCTGCGTTATTTGATAGAGAGAACGCTCCGGACGAAGCGGTGGAGTGGTTTGAGGAAGTCGAAGACCGCATGGATACAGTCATGGCGCGGTCTAACTTCTATCAGGAAGCGGCACAGTTATTTGAAGACTTGTGTACATTTGGCACGGGGCCAATGCTTATCTATGAAGACGACGAGGATTTAATTCGCTGTTACACGCCATGCTGCGGCGAATACTTCGTTTCCAGTTCCTCGGCAAACCGAGTCGAGACGTTTGGCCGGCTGTTCGTCATGACGATCTCAGCGATTGTCGAGATGTTCGGCCTCGAAAACTGCCCGCCGGATGTGCAGGGCATGTGGCGTGACAAAGGTGGTGCGCTGGAGGTCGAACGTCTCGTCGCGCACATGATCGAACCCAATGCGCCGATCCTGACACCCGGCGGCGGCCCGAATGCGGGGGTGGTGCCAGGTGGCTTTGCGTGGCGTGAGGCTTACTGGATCTGGGGCGGCGAGGCATCCTATCCATTGTCGCTCGCTGGCTTCCACGAAGCGCCGCATCTAGTGCCGCGGTGGGCCGTCACGTCGAACGATGCCTATGGCCGATCGGTCGGTATGGACGTGTTGCCGGACATTATACAGCTCCAGGTCGAGACAGCGCGCAAAGCCGAAGCGATCGAGAAGATGGTTCGACCGCCGATGCTGGCGTCACTGGAAATGAAGAACGAGCCGGCGTCGATACTGCCGGGGAAAGTCACATACGTTAATGGGTTGGGTGCGGATAAGGGGATGCGGCCGGCGTTTACGGTTAATCCCGAAATTAGGGAAATGATGTTGGATATATCTGCCGTCCAACTGAGAGTACGAGAAGGGTTCCTGAATGATCTCTTTGCGTCCCTGGAACAAATAACCAAACAAATGACTGCGTATGAAGTTGCAGCGCGTAACCAGGAGAAATTACAGATTCTCGGCCCCGTTGTCGAGAGATTGCAAAACGAGTGCCTAGCACCGGCAATAAAGCGCGTATTCCGCATCATGGAACGCAAGGGTGTTCTGCCGCCTCTGCCACCGTCTTTGCATGGCGTTCCGCTTGGTATCGAGTATGTCGGGATACTTAGTCTATCTCAGAAAGCTGCCAAAACCGCAAGCCTGGAGCGATTTGCACAAACCATGGATACGTTGCAGCAGATACATCCGGAAGCTGGAGATTGTTGGAATCTGGATAAATGGTGTTCTGAATATGGGTCCGATCTTTTTCTTCCTAAAGATATTCTTCGATCTCCGCAAGAAATCGCGCAAATTCGCGATCAACGTGCTAAACAACAACAGGCCCAACAGGCCATAGCGACAGCGCAACAAGCCTCGCAAATCGGCAAAAACCTTGGGGATATCAGTGTCGGTGGCGGAATGAATGCGGTCCAGGCCATGACTGGGTTGGGTGGTGATGTCGGCGGTGGGGCGCCGCAGCAAGGGAGTGGGTGATATGGAAGATCTGACGGGAAAGATTTTCGGGCGGTGGACTGTTCTCAGTCAAGTTGGAATGGACAGTCAATCAGTGTGCTGGGTGGAGTGCTCTTGTGGGGTTAATCCACCAAAAAAGGTAAGTGCCAGAGTCTTGTTGAGGGGGGATTCTAAAAGCTGCGGGTGCTTGAGTGCTGAAGTTGCCGGCAATAGATTTAGAACACACGGCCAAACTGGAACTCCGACATACATAGTATGGGTTCTTATGCGGCGTCGCTGTTATTCGGAATCAGATGTTTCGTATTATAAATATGGCGCTCGTGGCATTTCTGTTTGCGAAAGGTGGAGGACATCATTCGCAAATTTTTTGGCTGACATGGGGGAGAGGCCGAAGGGTCTTTCGATCGAAAGAAAAGATAACAACGGTAATTACGAACCGTCTAATTGTGTGTGGGCAACTGCATTCGAGCAGGGAGCAAATAAGCGCACAAACGTGTGGGTAGAGTTGGGCGGAGAAAAAGTAATACTCCAAGAGGCAGCTAGGAGACTAAATACGTCGAACGGCTCTCTTGTGAGGTGGGCAACTACTAGGGGGTTAGATCTTCAGGATGCAGTTGATTGGTATGCCGATCACCCCGCGACTGATGGCGCTCGGCCTCGTAACTCTCCGAAAAAAGAAATAGTTGTTGATGGGAAGCGCTTATCTATAAGCGACGCATCGCTCCTTTTTGGCATAAACAGAAATGCTATATTCACTCGTGTTTATGAGCAAAAATGCACTCATCAAGAGGCGTTTGATTGGATTTTGGCGAGGCGGCGCCGCCTCGCCGCCATAGAATCCGCCGACCTCCCCAACGCCACGCCCGTTGGCTCTGCCTAAATGCCCGGCGGCTTCACCTTCCCCACAATAGATGCGCTAACGCCGCGTTTTGTCGATCTAGGACAAGGCGCGCGGGGCCGTCTGCTGTCATGGGCAGCGTGGACCGCAGATCCACAACCGCTATTCGGTGCCGCGCAAACCATCATTCTCCGTGATGGCGAGTATCAACCGATCCTGGATGGTTCGTCGAACGGCGCGACGAGTGGGGGTGACAACTGCTTCTACACGATCATCCCGGCCGGCGCACCCATACCTCCTGCACCTCCGACAGGACCGTTCCTGCAAAACGATCAGGGCGGATTGATCACGGACGATCAGGGCAATCCGATCAACGTGGTTCTCGGGCCGCCGCCGCCAACGCCGCAGCTTACGCCGTTGATCGACGAAAACGGCAACTACCTGCGGGATGAGTTGGGCAACGTCATGTATGCGAGTGCCAATTGATGCGTTGGTTATGGGCGTTGTTGTTCCTTCTCCCGATTGCCGCGCAAGCGCAACCGGCATGCACGGCACAGGCGCCGAATGCGCCGGCGTGCTTATCGCGAGCGGTCAATCCGGTCTATACGGATATTGTTGATGGTCAGCAGGGTATAGGGCCGTCTCGCGCAAACCAGAGTGTGCAGTTTTCGCTCCTGCAACTTATCCAGATGAACCATACCACTTCGCCGGTTGCCGCGAACAACGGTGGCGGAACGCAGACGCTGGGCGTGTGGACATCGTATCTCAATGGCACGGCCGACCCGAATCCGGTCAATTTCGGCAACACATTCACGCTATCCGGGATTACTGGCTCGACGCAATGTCTGCATGTGAGCACGCTGGGCGTTGTCAGCGGGACGGGCGTGGATTGTGGCGCTGGAGGTGGCGGCGGCGTGAACGCTGGCACGGCCGGGCAGATGGCGTGGTATGCCGCATCCGGCGCGACGGTCTCGGGGAATGCGAACGTCACCGTCAATCTTGGCGCACTGGCACTGGGGTCGGCCGGTGTTGGCGGGTCGGTTGTCCTCAACGGCGCGACATCGGGAACCACTACGCTCGCGCCGAACTCGACGGCATCCGGGACTATCACATTCCCCGCTGCGACAGACACGGTTGCGCTGCTGACCGCGACGCAGACCTTGACCGGCAAAACCATATCAGGCGCGTCGAATACGATTTCCGCGATCGGCAATGGATCGCTGACCAACTCGTCGATCACCTTTGGCGGGCAAGCCGTGGCGCTGGGCGCGTCGGCCGGTGTGCAGGGCAATGGCGCGCTGGTCCAACTCTCCACGGGCACGTTGACGAGCGGCGATTGTCTGAAAGCCGATGCAAATGGCAACGTCGTCGATGCTGGTGCGGCGTGCTCGCTGTCGGGCAGCGGGACGGTGAACGCCGGCACGGGCGGCCAACTGAGCTGGTATGCCACGAATGGATCGGCGGTTTCGGGCAACGCGAACGCGACGATATCCCTCGGGGCACTGACACTCGGATCGTCCGGTGTCGGCGGCTCCGTGGCGTTCAACGGTGCGACGTCCGGCACCACAACGCTGGCGCCAACGGCGGTTGCCGGCTCCACGACGATCACCATGCCGGCCGCAACGGACACCATGGCGCTACTCGCGGCAGCGCAGACCCTGACAAACAAGACAATGTCAGGATCGTCCAACACATTTAGCGCGATAGCCAATGCGTCACTGACAAATTCATCGATGACGTTCGGTGGCCAAAGCGTTGCATTGGGCGCCTCCGCGACGGTGCAGGGGAACGGCGCCAAGATACAACTTGGAACCGGCACGCTCACGAGCGGTGACTGTCTGTCTGCGGACGCCAATGCGAACGTGGTTGACGCTGGGGGTCCATGCACAACCGGAGGCGGAGGTGGCACTGTAACCGCCGGTACGGCGCACCAACTCGCCTGGTATTCGGCGTCTGGCTCTACGGTTGTCGGGTTGGCATCGGCCAACAATGGCGTCCTTGTCACCAGCGGGACGGGCGTTCCTTCGATCTCATCGACGCTGCCGGCAAGCCTTAGTGCCACGTCCATGACGCTGGTAACACCAGCGCTTGGCACGCCGGCTTCGGGGGTGATGACCAACGTAACCGGCCTGCCGCTGACTTCGGCCGTCACTGGCATCCTGCCATCGGCCAACGGCGGAACGGGCGTCAATAATGGCGCGACGCTGACCATGGCCGGCAACATCACATTCTCTGGTGCCTTTACCCAAACGTTTACCGCTACCAGCAACACCTCGGTAACGCTGCCCATTTCTGGCACGCTGATTACAACCTCCGCCATTCCATCGGCCGCGACAACCGCGCCTGAGTGCGGCAGCGGTGGTGCGGGTGCGGTTTCAACGTGTTCCGCGACGATGGTTCTCCCGAATGGCACCACGGCAACAACGCAGATCGCCAACGATGGATCGACCAAGGTCGCGACAACGGCCTATGTTGCGACGCCTGGTGCGATCACGCCTACGAACGTCACAGCCAGCGGCCAGATTATCGGCATGGGCACGTCCACCAATGACAATGCCTGCGCGGGTTGCATTGGAGAGTTCCAGACCGCGACGGCATCGAGTGTATCTGTCTCAACGGGGACGGCGGCAAACGTCACCAGCCTGACGCTTACGGGCGGCGATTGGGATGTGTGGGGGGTCTGCTCTTTCAATCCGGCCGGCTCGACGACTGTTCAGTCTATCGGATGCAGCACGAGTTCGACAACCGCGACGTTCGGCGGGTTGGGTTTAGCGCAAGCCCTGACAAACACGTTCCAAACCGGATCGGCTCAAGCTCTGGACGCGCCGGTTGCGCGGTACTCTATCTCGTCCTCGTCGCCTGGCTCGCCGGTTACGTGGAACCCGGCAGACGAAACTCTGATCAGCCTCTCAAACGCGAACCTTACGGCTACGTCCACGGGCGCACATCAGTCGGCTTTTGTCCGCGCAACCACGTCCTACACAACCGGCAAATACTGTTTCCAGGAGACCGCCAGCACTCTGACCGCTAACTGGACGGCGGGGATTGCCAATTCGACCTATGCTTATCCGACGCTACTTGGGTCTGATGCGAACGGGATCGGCATTGACCCAGGCCCAAACCCCGGCAATCAGGCGATTTATTACAACAATGTCCTGCTTTCAGCCGGGTCTGGCGTCAGCGCGAACGGTGATCCTATCGTTATATGTGCTGATTTGGGAGCGAAAAAGGCGTGG